TATTAAGCGAAAGTTAGAGAATTATGCTTTCCTTCGTGGTAACTTACACGTGAAAACCATTTTGAATGGCACGCCATTTCAATACGGCAGTATTCGCATGGTGTATAAACCACTATGGGGTTGGGTCAATGACTCTATTCGTGCTACTAGCTTTTCAGCAGCCACTAGTATGGTACCATACTCACAAGTACCTGGTTTCTATCTATTTCCAGAAGCTAATGCTGGAGGAGAAATGGTATTACCATTTTTTCTGCATAAGAATTGGATGGATATAACCAGTGTAACAGAAGTCCAGAATATGGGTGAAATGAGTCATGCTATCTATGTGCCCTTAAGGACTGCAGTTACTGGAGGTACTACATCTGTCACCGTCAAAACTTACGCTTGGATGACAGGAGTTCAGTTAATGGGGTCAACTAATAAGTTGACTCTACAAGGTGACGAATATGGACAAGGTCCGGTTTCACGTCCAGCCACAGCCATTGCAGCAATAGCTAGCCGTCTAACCGACATTCCTATTATAGGCACATTTGCACGAGCTACGTCCATAGGAGCTTCAGCTGTGTCATCCATAGCTTCATTGTTTGGTTACACCAACGTTCCTGTGATAGATAACGTACATGCTATTCAACCTATGAATGCACCTATGTTAGCAACAGCACACATTGGTACGCCAATACAGAAGTTGTCATATGATCCTAAGCAAGAACTGTCCATTGATCCATCTCCACATGGTATTGGCAAACAGGATGAGTTATCTATTGCGTATATAAAAGAGAAAGAGAGCCTTTTCGCTACTTTCGATTGGACCACAGCTCAAGCTGATGGTACGCAATTATTTAATGCACGTGTTAATCCAATGTTGTTTGGTAAGATTGATTTGAACAATGCTGCAGCAGCCTTAGTCGGACATCGTGTTTATCACACTCCTCTATCATATTTATCAGGATTGTTCTCGCATTGGCGAGGTGACATCAAGATTCGTTTGAAAGTAGTGTGTACTAAGTTCCATAAAGGTCGGCTCAAGATCTCTTATGATCCAGTTGGTGATATCACTACCTCGGATCCTGGAGAGAATGCGGTTTATACAGAAATCTTTGATATTGGTGAACATTCAGATCTCACGATCACTGTGCCTTATCATCAAGATACTGCGTGGTTGGCCATTCGGAAACAACTTTCCGACAATTGGACAACAGGTTCAGCTAATGCACCACGTAGAGGTTATGACAATGGTGTCTTAACAGTACGCATTCTAAATGGGTTGACAGCTCCAGTGTCTAGTACTGTGACAGTCATGTGTTATGTGGTAGGAGGTGAGAATTTTGAGTTCGCGAATCCTTCCTCATGGGTAGGTAACGACGTTACGTACAATTACCCTAGTTTCTTTGCACTTCAGTCGGAGGACACAACTAGTGTACAGACTTATGAAGTAAGAATGGGTACCGAAACGAGACCAACTGAGGATCGATATGCACTCAATTTTGGTGAATGTGTTGGTTCTTTGAGAAATGTTATACATCGTTTTTCAAATTTCGAAACAACACCATTACCACAATTAGGTTCTAATTTGTACACTGTGGTACGGAAAGTGCTAAAGCGAATGCCTTATACACCAGGATTTGATCCACTATGGACAGCTACTGATGCCAATAAGGTGATCGCTGCAAGTGGAACAGCAGGATATTGTTACAATACTATGCATCCACTTCCGTACATTACAGGTATGTATCTAGGATATCGTGGTAGTGTCAATTACTGTCTTACACCAAGTACAGATGGAAATATTTCCATATCTGACTTGCGTGTATCACGCGACACTTCCAATCAGTATACGACAGCCACTTCGCGTTTCGTAACAGTGGGAGGACAGCAGGCCTATGCGGCAACTTTGTCGAACAAGGCTAGATTCCTCAATGTTAGTCGTTATGATATTGATGGAACAGCCGGTGAAGCCATAACGGCAACTGAAACCAATGGATCATTAGTGTTCAATTTTCCAGATTATAACCATTTCAACTTTTCACTAGTTGACCCAAATAAGTATCTACTTGGTAGTACTTCTGATGGAACAACTTTACAAAATGTTGTGTGTCAATATCTGGCAAAGAGAACATCAGATTCTGTACAGGATGTGGGTCTAGTATCAACTCTGCAAATTCAAGCAGCAGCAGGTCCAGATTTCACCTGTCTTTTTTGGTATTGTTGTCCAACATTGGATTACTTTGCCGGTGTTCCTACAGCTCCTTAGGGAGCCTCTGACCTGGGCATGTCATTAAACTGCATCCGTGATCATATATCGCATGATCATTATTGTGCGC